ATGTATGTCAAGTCGTATTACACGATTCGGCGTCTCTTCTTCCCTTTCAGAAAGCGATTTGATTATCCTACTTCAGTACGATCACATAGGTGGTCTATTCCAACTCCTGTTTGTGATCGCCCTTCAGGGCCGATCTCAAGCTTAACTTACGGTATTCGCGGAGTCACGGTGTTACCCGTAACACCTCGATTCGGCGTCTCTTCCTAAAGTTACTTAGGCGATTTGGTTATTCCACTTCGATATACTAAGGTAGGTGATCTATTTCAATTCCTGTTCCTTAGGATACCTTCGGAGCCGAGCTCAAGATACCGCACCCCCAAAGAGTCCCCTCTTTAGGGGCCATCCTAGACACATCTAACTGACTGGGTCAACAGTTGCCCGGAACGTACTAGAGTATCGATACCATCTCTTGAGCATCTTCGATTCGGATGTCGGAGGTTTACCCTCTGATACCCGTTTCTGGATGTTTCTTGGAAATGGTAAAGACGCAAAAGCAGTTTCGATTTCTCGAAACTGCGTCCACAGATTCTCAAGGCCTTCCCAGTCTAGGTCCACTCCCGTCGAAGACGGTTGTTCGGCCGGCGGGACAGCTCCATCAATTAGACGAGCGTCCGTTGGCTCCATAACCATCCTCTCCGGTTGTGGTTGACCAAGTGAGATCTCCTCTAGCTTGGTACGTAGGTCCCGAGCGGCTATGACTGAGTCAAGAAAAGCCTCTCGATATACCGTCTCGTTTAGGGAATCCACGACTTCGCTAGGCGTAGTCGCTTCAATCCCTCCATGTTTCGGTTGTCGATCGGCTCCTCTTGGCGCCACGCCATAGTGTTCACGATCCCTGTAGACCGTCCCTAACCTCTTAGCCAGAGCTATAAGCTCCGAATAAGAGTCTAGGTATTCGAGAATGAGTTTGACCTCACTTTCGAAGAATAGCTTACAGAGACCATGAACCCTAGTCACCGAGGTCTTGTAGAGGGAAGTTACCGATTTCAAGGGTAACCACCCCTTCAAGCCTCTGTAACCAGGCCCCCCAGGACCGTAGAACGTAATTATATAGTTACGGAGTCGTTTTGGAAGACTGAACAATCTCTTCGATGCTGAAGCCTTCGCGCGGTACCCATACCCTAAGACAGATAGCATCTGTCCGAAAGATAATGAGTACTTACGCGTCAGCTCCAGAAGACCGGCTAGTGATAACCGGCCTACCACGAACTCGGCAAATGGAACCATTGAAAC